TCTGGCAAGATTAAACGTCTAATCATCAACATGCCGCCAAGACACACAAAGTCGGAGTTTGCCTCATACTTACTCCCGGCATGGATGATTGGCCGTAATCCAAAACTAAAAATTATACAAGCAACTCACACTGCAGATCTTGCGATAGACTTTGGTCGTAAGACAAAGAACCTGGTCGACGAGCCCCGGTACCGGGAACTTTTTGATACAAGACTGCAAGAGGATTCTCAGGCCGCTGGTAAATGGAAAACTGAACAGGGCGGTGAATATTTTGCAGCCGGTGTTGGCGGAGCAATCACGGGCCGTGGTGCCGATCTCCTGATTATCGATGACCCGCACAAAGAACAAGATATTAAGAAAGATAGTAAGTCTTTCGAGAAGGCATGGAACTGGTATACGTCAGGACCTAGACAACGTTTACAACCAGGCGGACGTATCGTGGTTGTAATGACAAGGTGGAATACAAAAGATCTAACCGGACAATTAATCAGGGCTCAGGGAGAAGATGAGTCTGATCAGTGGGAGGTTGTAGAACTACCAGCGTTACTACCATCAGGTAAACCAGTGTGGCCAGAATACTGGACCAAGGAAGAATTAGAAAAAACAAAAGCATCTATTCCTGTATCAAACTGGAACTCGCAATATATGCAACAGCCAACAGCTGAAGAAGGTGCAATCATAAAACGAGAGTGGTGGCAAAACTGGGAGGGCAAACATCCGCCTAGAGTAAACTATATAATTCAAAGCTACGATACAGCTTTTCTTAAAAAAGAATCAGCCGACTTTAGTGCGATAACGACATGGGGAGTGTTTGAAGATGAAGATCTTGGGTATAATGTTATATTACTTAATGCTTTCAAAGACAGGTACGAGTTCCCCGAACTACGACGCGTTGCACATGAAGAGTATTTATATTGGCGTCCTGACATGATTTTAATCGAGGCCAAGGCTTCAGGAATCCCACTAACATCAGAACTGAGAAGAATGGGAATCCCAGTAATTAACTTTACACCTAGCCGTGGAAATGATAAACAAGCAAGAGTAAACTCAATATCTCCGCTTTTCGAGAGCGGTAAGATATATGCTCCCATGCACGAGCATTTTGCACAAGAGGTGGTGGAAGAGTGTGCAGCGTTTCCGCATGGTGATCATGACGACTATGTTGATAGCACAACACAAGCGTTAATGAGAATACGACAGGGCGGACTTCTACCTCACCCGGAAGATGAGAAGGAAGAGCCGAGAGAACCAAGACAACTGGAGTATTATTAAAATGGAATTTGAAACATACGAAGAAGTAATCGACTCTTATAACTCTGGCGTAGGAGTTGAGCCTGGAGATACTCTTACAGACTACATTAAAAAAAATAATATTAAAATTAAAGAAATAGACATGAGCCCAATGAAAGATTTAAAAGATTCTTTAGGTTCAAAAGAAGGCATCATGGAAACTGACGAAGCTAAAATGATGATGGCAGAAGGTCCAATGCAGATTGATTCTGACTATAGAGATCCTTTCTTAGTTGACGAGTATGAAAAATATAGATTCGATATGTTAGAGCAAGGTCTAGAGCCAATGTCTTTTGAAGAGTTTAGAAGAGAGGCTTTAGCCGGCATGGCAAAAGCTGAACCAGAAGAAGTAGAAGAAATCAAAGAGAGAAAAGTAATATCCCTAGCAGGCGGCGGAATACCAGAATTATTGGAGGGCTAAGATGGCCACTTCTTTCAATAGAAATCCTTTAGGTAGTAATCAATACATACTTAGAACAGATGAAGAGATACAAGCTATTATAGATAGCTATCCTGACAACTGGACTAAAAAAGATTTTAGAGGCGAGGGTAAATTAAATAAAATAAAAATTTTAACTCGTAAAGAAACAGAAAGACCAGGACTAAAATTTAAATTTACAGGTAAAAGAACTTTTAAAGATCCTAATGTAGAAAATATTAAAAGAGCTAAAAAAATAAAAATCTCACAAGGTGGAGAGATATCCATTAGAGGTGGTAAAGAAATAGGAAAAAATTTTAGTCACATATTTCCTATTATTGAAAGTGCTCCTCCAGGCACAAAATCAACTTTTGTAATCGATGCAAAAATGAACAGAGCGTTAGAGGGCTACAATAAAGTAGCGCAAACAATTGCAGAGGAGCAAGAGTCATTAATTAAAAATAAACCAGAGGGTTATAAAAAAAGAATATTAGAATTAAATGCATTAGCAAAAAGGAATACCGAAACAGCTGTTAAAAATTTAGGAAAAGATTTTAAAGGGACTATTGGTCATTTCAAAGTCGATCCTGACACAGGAGAGTTTGTTAAAAAAGGTGGTGACTTTAAAAAAACTTTTGCTGGCATAGAAGGTGAGGATAAAATTTTTAGAGACATGACAGGAAAAGAGAGAAAAACTTTTGAAAAAAAAATATCTAATCTTGAAAAATTAAAAACACTTCCTGAAGTTACAACTGCATCTAAAATAGATCGACCAGAAAAAGCATTGACAATGGAAAGATTTAAAACAGCGTTTGAAAATTATGATAATTTAAATCCATTAACTTATCCATCAAATCCTGAAGTTAGAGCCAACCTTGCAAAAGCTCCAGTCAACGCACCTGTAGATAAAGCGATAAAAGATTTTGATATTCCAAAAGGCACAATACTAAAAGGTCTTGCAAAAGGCACACTTAGAGCTGTTGCCCCATTCGTTCCATTTGTTGGAGCGTTAGGTGTTGCACTTGGGGTATCAGACGTTGCAAAAGCAAAAGACGAAGGGCTAGAGGGAGAGGAGCTTGGTATTGCATATCTTGTTGGACCAGAGCTAGCTAAAAAATACTCTGATTTTAAAGATAGAAATTTAAATGTAGAAACTGAGTCAGACGGAATCATGGGACTTAGAAATGGTGGTCGAGTAGGTTTTCAAGGTGGTGGCATGGATGCATCACAAGATGACTTTGATTCTCCGAGTTCTACACCAAGTGGTGTAGGTGGAGGAGCAGATGCTTCTAAACCAGATTTTTCTCCTCCCCCAACTGAAGATAAAGATCAAGATGATGATCCACCTACAAATATTCTACCACCAAAAAAAGATGGCACTATTCCTATTACAATAAATCTTGGAACAGATGATGTATTAAGAACTATTCCAACATTTGTAGATTTTAGTCTGCCTACTAAATTTGGTCTATTAAATCTTAGACAACGATTTGGTGATTTTGTAGATCCTGACGACATAAATTTTAACCCTGAATTAAGTTTAGGTGGTTCATTTCCTTTATTTGGAGGTAATGTTGGCTTTGGTTTAAGTGTAACAAAAGACACATTAAAAAATCCATCAGGAGGCTTTACTTTTACAAAGACATTGGGTGATGATTAAAAGATTAACTAGAACGATACCACCACTTAGGGGGCCTAACCCACAAGGGTTGAATGTTCCATATAAACCTACTATAGTGGTCCAGAACTCGGAGAAAATAAATGGCAGAAATAGACAAAGCTCTCCCAAACGTAGAGCAAACAATAAAAACGCCTAGTGAAGAAGAACTTCAGGTAGCGGTAGAACAGAACGTAGAAGAACAAGTTGGTCCAGAAGATGTAAAAATCGAGGAGCAAGAAGATGGTTCTGTTGAAATTAATTTTGATCCTGAAGCAATTAATCAGCCCGGCGGTGAAGGCCATTTTGATAATTTAGCAGATCTTTTACCCGACGAGATTTTAGGTAGACTTGGATCTGAGATGTATGAGAATTACGAAAATTACAAAACATCAAGAAGAGAGTGGGAGCAAAGCTACACTAAAGGATTAGATCTTCTTGGTTTTAAATATGAAAATAGAACACAACCGTTTCAAAATGCAAGCGGTGTAACACACCCAGTTTTAGGAGAGGCTGTTACACAGTTTCAAGCACAAGCTTACAAAGAATTACTTCCAGCAAATGGACCAGTGCACACGCAAACCATGGGTGCACCGAGCAGACAGAAAGAAGATCAATCTGTCAGAGTAAAAAATTTCATGAACTATCAACTCATGAATGTGATGAAAGAGTATGAACCCGAGTTCGATCAGATGCTTTTTTATCTCCCTCTTAGTGGCTCTGCTTTTAAGAAAGTCTATTACGATGAGCTCTTAGGCAGAGCTGTATCTAAATTTGTGCCAGCGGATGATTTAATTGTCCCGTACACAGCTACATCTATTGAAGATGCTGAGGCTGTTGTTCACAAATTAAAGATGTCAGAAAATGATTTAAGAAAAAAACAAGTGTCAGGTTTTTATAGAGACATAGAATTAACTCCTGGATACAATCAAGAAACAGATGTAGAGAAAAAAGAAAGAGAGTTAGAAGGTGTTACAAAAACAAAAGATGATAATATTTTTACAATTTTAGAATTCCATATAGATTTAGATCTAGAGGGATTTGAAGACAAAGACAACGCTGGGGACATGACTGGAATAAAACTCCCATACATCCTTACGTTAGATGCAGGAAGTAGAGAAGTATTATCTATTAGAAGAAACTATCAACCAATGGATCCGTTAAAAAAGAAAATAGAATATTTTGTTCATTTTAAATTTTTACCTGGTCTAGGTTTTTATGGCTTTGGTTTAATTCACATGATCGGTGGTTTATCTAGAACTGCAACCAACGCATTAAGACAATTAATAGATGCAGGTACATTTTCAAATATGCCTGCAGGTTTTAAACAACGAGGTATTCGTGTAAGAGACGAAGCAAATTCTATCCAACCTGGAGAGTTTAGAGATGTAGATGCACCTGGTGGAAACATTAGAGATGCATTTATGCCGTTACCATTTAAAGAACCATCACAGACTTTATTGCAGTTGATGGGAATTGTGGTCCAGGCAGGACAACGATTTGCCGCCATAGCTGACATGCAGGTCGGTGACGGCAACCAACAGGCAGCTGTTGGTACGACTATAGCTCTCTTAGAACGTGGTTCCAGAGTCATGTCAGCCATACATAAAAGAATGTATGTGGCGATGAAACAAGAATTTGAATTACTAGCAAACGTATTCAAAACTTATTTGCCTGCTGAGTATCCTTACGATGTTGTTGGTGCACAACGAAATATTAAGGTTACAGACTTTGATGATAAGATCGATATTATACCTGTTGCTGATCCAAACATATTTTCACAATCACAAAGAATAAGTTTAGCACAAACAGAATTACAATTAGCAATGTCTAATCCACAAATGCATAATCTGTACGAGGCGTACAGAGATATGTATGAAGCAATCGGTGTAAAAAACATAGATTCAATTTTACCACCGCCACAACAACCTATGCCGATGGATCCTGCAACAGAAAATATTATGGCAATGACAGGAAAACCTTTTCAAGCGTTCAAAGGTCAAGACCATAGAGCTCACATCACAGCTCACTTAAACTTTATGGCTATGAATATGGCAAAAAATAATCCAGTTATAACTGCAGCATTAGAAAAAAATATTTTTGAACACATTTCTTTGATGGCACAAGAGCAATTAGAGTTAGAATTTGCAACTGAGTTACAACAGATTACACAATTACAACAAGCTATGCAGATAAATCCGCAGTTGCAACAAGATCCACAAGTGCAACAACAGATTTTAACGGTCACAACACAAATGGAATCTAGAAAATCTAAATTAATTGCCGAAATGATGAGAGAATTTAGACAAGAAGAGCAAGAAATTATGGGTGCATTTGGAAATGACCCTATTGCACAACTAAAAGCAAGAGAATTAGACCTAAGAGCGCTCAATGAAAGCATGAAACGTGAGCAAGATCAGGAAAAAATTAATTTAGACCGATCAAAACAGCTTATGGGTCAACAACAGTTTGATGAAAAGCTCGAACAGAACGAAGAATTAGCAAATTTACGAGCAAGTACATCATTAACAAAGCAAGCAATGTCTCAAACAGCTAAAATTGAAAACGATTTATTCAAAATGGCAGACGTAGAGATATTGAAAGGTCCAAAAAGATAGTATAAGGAGAAACTATGAAAAAAAATAACGTAAAAGATCCAAAAATTACTCCAGAGTTGGGTGCAGACAAGGATGGTATGCAAAAAGGTGGGATTGATATCCAAACTACTATGCCAAACGAGTCACAAACTGTGGATGTAAAAGGGACAAGAAGAATTAGACCGGAGAAAAAACCGGTAAAAGCTACTTGGTATTAATATGGCTTGGTTCAGTCTAGCAAAGATGGCTTTGCAAGCTGGCACGCACATCTATAAAAAGAAACAAGAGACAAAGATGGCGATGGCAGATGCACAACACATGCATGCAAAGCGTATGGCCGATGGTCAAGAAGCTTATCAGGGAAAACTTTTAGAAGCCCGCCAATCAGACTGGAAGGACGAGGCGGTTTTACTAATTCTCTCAGCGCCAATAGTGGTGCTGGCTTGGGCAGTCGTAAGTGACGATCCGACTGCGATGGACAAGGTAAAATTGTTCTTCGAATACTTCTCGTCACTGCCGTCATGGTTCACCAATTTGTGGATCCTTGTCGTGGCGTCGATATATGGTATAAAGGGTACACAAATATTTAGAAACGGAGGAAAAAAATAATGCCTAATTTTAGATTTAACACACAGGTTGCTAATCCGAGAGGACAAGTCGGTAGAAAAAAATTAGCTGGCGGTGGCATGGGCGGCAGAAAAGGTGAGATGATGTATTCAAGAGGACAAGGAATGAATCTCAAATCAAAAAGAATGCCGACTGAACTTATGGACAGAGGCGCTATGAAAAAAGGCGGTAAAGTCGGTAAGAAAGAGCAGGGCTACAAAGCTAGAAAAGATGAATCTATCGCTATGAGAATTCGTAAGAAAAGAACTAAGAAGCAATTAAAAGCTTCTAGAGATGAGTCTTATGGAAAATTTGGTTCTAAGGCTAAAAAATCTGGAAAGATTAATAGATAGTGAAGGGCCAGAAAAAAGTTAGAAAAGTTATGCGTGAGTTTAAAAAAGGTAAACTCAACATTGGCGGTTCTAAGAAAAAAGTAAAAAACAGAAAGCAAGCAATTGCTATTGCTCTTTCTGAAGCTGGAATAAATAAAAGGAAAAGATAATGGGAAAACCAATAAGCAGAAGTAAAAATCCTGGTTTAGCTAAAATGGCTAAATCACCAAAGGGAAAAGAAGCAGCTAAAAAAATGGGATTTAATCCTGACAGAATGGTTGCTAAAAAAGGTGGACTATCAAAACTAAATCCTGGTTTGAGAGCTCACATGAAAAAGAAAATGAAGGGTAAGAAAAAATAATGGCGGGAAAAGGTTTGTACGCAAACATTCACGCTAAACGTAAACGTGGTGGCAAAATGCGAAAGAAAGGTGCAAAGGGTGCGCCCACTGCAGCTAACTTTCGAAGAGCCGCCCAAACAGCGAGAAAAAGATAATGACAAAGTTATGTCCAAGAGGAAAAGCCGCGGCGAAGCGAAAATTTAAAGTGTATCCGTCGGCATACGCTAATGCCTACGCTTCTAAAATTTGTGCGGGTAAAATTAAAGATCCTTCTGGACTAAAACGAAAAGACTTTAGAGGTAAAAAAGCTGAAGGTGGTTTGATGGGTGAACTCAACAGACCAGATAGAGGTTATAAAAAAGGTGGTTTCGTAGCTAAAGGTTGCGGAGCTATAATGTCTAATAGGAAGAAAAAAACTAAAATAGTTTAACATCATGGCTAAAAATGGTCTGGATAAATGGTTCAAACAAAAATGGGTAGATATTGGGAGCAAGCGAAAAGATGGCTCATTCGCAAAGTGTGGCCGTTCAAAACAGAAGAAGGACGCGAAAAGGAAGTATCCGAAGTGTGTCCCACTTGCAAAAGCACGACGTATGTCAGAAGGCCAAAGAAGATCTGCCGTTGCAAGGAAACGGGCAGCTGCCAATGTGGGACCAAAACCGACTAACGTTAAAACATTTACAAAAAGAAAAAGCATGAGCATGGGAGGTCTTGCATAATGAGAAAGCAAGACAAGATGCCTGCTAGAAATAAAAAAAACTTTCGTTCGACTAAGTCGGGCGCAGGCATGACTAAAGCTGGGGTCGCTGCCTATAGAAGATTAAATCCTGGCTCTAAACTAAAAACAGCGGTTACTGGCAAAGTCAAACCAGGATCTAAAGCTGCGAAGAGACGTAAGTCCTTCTGCGCAAGAAGCGCCGGACAAATGAAAAAATTTCCTAAAGCTGCTAAAGATCCTAATTCTAGACTACGTCAGGCTAGAAGAAGATGGAAATGTTAAAAGACTCAATACTACAAGCACTGGAAGATAAATATAATGCTCAGATATCAGAAGCTGAGGCAACTTTAAAAATATATTTTACAAACTCTGTTGGTATTGGAGAACATCCACAACACATAGAAGAGTGTGATAAATTAATAAACAAGATTGCAGAGGCTGAAGATAAGCTGCAAGTGTTAAAGGAGTTTAAGGATGATTAATTTCATTAAAAAAATATTAGGTATTAGTGATCTAGAGTATAAAGTTAGATTACTACAAAGAGCAAAATATTGGAGGGAGAAGTATGGTAAAAAAACTCAATAAGGTAGCTAAGGCATTAAGCAAAGCTTCTAAGCTACATAAAAAACAATCTAATGTTATTAAAAAACATATTAAGGAGATGAAACGTGGCGGATCCAAAAGTCGGAACAGGTAAAAAACCAAAAGGTTCTGGTAGAAGATTATACACGGATGAAAATCCTAAAGACACTGTCAGTATAAAATTTGCAACTCCCACTGATGCTAGAAAAACTGTAGCTAAAGTTAAGAAAATTAAGAAACCTTTTGCAAGAAAAATACAAATCCTAACTGTTGGAGAACAGCGAGCCAAGGTTATGGGTAAATCACAAGTCGCTGCTATATTTAAAAAAGGCAAAGATGCCATCAGAAAAACGAAGAAAGTTTAAAGGTAGATCGTATAGAGTTTCAGATTTACCCGAGGGACCTAAAAAAACTAGGTTGGTAAAAAATTTAATGAAAGCTAGACGTGATGTCGGAACTGCATTAAAGAAAAAAGACAAAACACTTGAGCGTAAGGCACGTAACCGAGTGCATAAATATAAAAAACAATTAGGAGAAAGATAATGGATGATTTAACATTTGTAGAAAAAATAAAAAGAATAATTAAAATGAGACATGACGATGTTGTGTCTGCTATGGTTTCTGGTGGTGTTGACAACATGGAGAAATACCAGTATATGTTAGGACAGATACGAACGTATCAATATTTAAATCAGGAAATATCCACCCTGCTAAATAAAAAGGAGCAAAACGACAATGAAGGAACAGTCATCAGTATCAAATCAAAAGATACACCTACCAAATAAAGAACTAGTTGGTGTTAAAAAAGAAATAAACGAGTCATCAAAATTACCTAAACCAACAGGTTGGAGAATTTTAGTTTTACCTTTTAAACAAAAAGAAAAAACAAAAGGTGGATTAATACTAGCAGATGAAACAGTAGAACGATCACAAGTAGCATCGACTTGTGGTTTAGTTTTATCTATGGGGCCGCACTGCTATGACAAAGAAAGATACCCAGAAGGTCCATGGTGCAAGAAAGGTGATTGGATTATCTTTGCAAGATATGCAGGATCACGAATTAAAATAGATGGGGGTGAGATAAGACTTCTTAACGATGATGAAGTTTTAGCGACCGTGGAAAACCCTGAAGATATATTCCACGAATTTTAACATAGATAAGGAGAAACTATGCCAGAAACAGACGAAAACAAAACAATTGACATCGACACTTCAGGTCCTGAAGTCGAAGTTAAATTGCCAGAAGAAAAAACAAAAGAAGAGGACAAAACATATGAAAGTAGTGAAGACAATATTGTCACCAGTGACTCATCTGAGGAATCTAGTCAGCAGCCTGATGTTCAAGCTAAAGACGGTGGTTCTGTACAACCAGCTAGTGAGCAAGGGAGTGATAAACAAAAAGACAACCGTCAAGAAGTTGAAGAGTATTCTGAAGGGGTTAAAAAGCGAATAGCTAAACTCACAAAGAAAATGCGTGAAGCCGAAAGGCAACGTGACGAGGCAATATCTTACGCGGAGAGAACTAAAAAAGAAAGAGACGAGTTTAAAACTCAATCTATATCTTTAGATAAAAATTATGCAACAGAGATGGAAGGAAGGATTGCATCCTCTCTTGCTGCAGCTCAAGCTAAACTAGCCGCTGCTAGAGAATCGCAAGATTCAAAAGCAGAGGTAGAAGCTTTAACAGCCATTTCACAACTTGGTTATGAACAGGGTAAGTTAGCAGAATTAAAAACTGCTCAACAAATGCAAGAAACTGCTGCTAAAGAAAAAACTGCAGTTCCACCTCAACCAAAAAGACCATCAGCTCCAGATCCTAAAGCAGAAGCTTGGGCAGAGAAAAACGAATGGTTTGGTAAAGATAACGCCATGACATATACTGCGTTTGATTTACATAGAAAACTTACAGAAGAAGAGGGATTTGATCCCAAATCAGACGACTACTATGAGGAAATAGACAAGAGAATAAGACTTGAATTTCCACATAAGTTTGATACAACTGTAGAAAAACAGACTAGTAAACCTACACAAAACGTTGCCTCTGCAACGCGTAGTTCAAAGACTGGTCGCAAAAGTGTGAGACTCACATCTTCTCAAGTAGCAATTGCTAAAAAATTAGGTGTGCCATTAGAAGAGTATGCGAAACAACTTATGAACACGAAGGAGGTATAGGCATATGGAAAACAAGAAACCAACTCGTGCGAGTCAAACTAAGCAAAGTGATACGACTAAAGTTCAATCACAAGCTAAAATAGTCAAGCCAAAAGCAAGACCAAAAGTTTGGGCTCCACCATCGTACTTAGATACGCCCAACGCGCCGGAAGGATTCAGACACAGATGGGTCAGGGCAGAAATCCTAGGGTTCGTCGACACGAAAAACATACAAGGACGCTTAAGGTCTGGTTATGAATTAGTAAGAGCCGATGAATATCCTGAAGAGGACTTCCCAGTAGTCACAGACGGCAAATACGCAGGGGTGATCGGGCACGGAGGCCTAGTGCTGACTAGGGTACCAGAAGAGATCGCGAGACAGCGTACTGACTATTACATGAGACAGGCGCAGGATCAAATGACGGCAATCGACAACGATCTACTGAAGGAACAGCATAAGAGTATGCCTATCGATGTAGACAGGCAATCTCGTACAACCTTCGGTGGCAAGAAAAGTTAATTTTTTAACAATTCAAACCCAGCGAAATAGTTAACCGTACTGGAGGCCCGCGAGGGCAGGTACATAATAGGAGAAACGACACATGGCTAACGCGTCAACTACTGGGTTTGGTTTTAGACCCATTAAAAAAGTCGGTCAGAACTACAACAATGCTGCACTTTCTGAGTACAACATTGCGGCTTCTTCAGCGTTAATTTCGCACTCAGCAATGGTGCAATTAACTGCAGATGGAGTAATACTTTCTTCAGGAAACACAGATGAAAATAATCTGGGTGTATTGAATGGAGTGTTTTTTACTGACGCTACGACTAGTAAACCAACGTTTGCCAACTTTTTAGCTGCAAGTAATGCTGCAACTGATATTGTTGGTTTCGTTAACGATGATCCGATGCAAATGTATGAAATCATGTCTGCTGACACGTCTTACAATAACAATGAGACAGGTGGATGTGCTGATCAAGTGTTTGCAAATGGAACATCACCGTTGTTTATCTCGAGATCAAAAATCTCAGCTACAACAGCGGCTACTAAAGCACAACTAAAAATCATCGGAGTTTCTAGAGATCCCGATCATTCTGATATAACTGCAGAGGGCTTTGCTCTTAGAGTTATGATTAATGAGCATATCTTAGGAAACAACGTGGCAGGTATATAAGGAGTAATTAAACTATGGCTATATCACGTAATCAACTAGTTAAAGAACTAGAGCCGGGTTTGAATGCTTTATTCGGCCTGGAATATAAACAGTATGAGCAGGAACACACTGCAATATATACTACAGAGTCATCTGACAGAGCTTTTGAAGAAGAAGTAATGTTATCAGGTTTTGCTCAAGCATCAGTTAAACCAGAAGGTTCAGCTGTTAAGTTTGATCAAG